CTGAACTGGAAAAGTAAGAGCGTTACCCATTCCGGCAAACTTCTTCATTGTCCAAGGCGGATTGTCATCCACCTGGATTAAAGAAGAGCGGCAAGCCATCATGTGCTCAAGAAATTGAGCATGACGCCCGAAAACTGTCTTCACTAGCTTTACGCTAAGGAGATCGGATGCGGACTTCAAGTCGATGGTTGCCCAAGTGTCGAAAAGGGAGCCTTCCAAGGCAAGGTGTTGATTCTTGCTTTGGTCGGTTAAAGCTAGACTATTACTGAGTATTGCGCAATGTGATATAGCATCACGTAACGCAATGTTGAGACCTTGCTGAATAAATTGATTCAACGACGGCTCAACAGTAATTGTCCTTCTTGATGTCGAATTCTTCGGCACCGAGATTAGTCTAGCAGTGCGTTCAGAAGCTCCGTGGTTGAAGGTAAGTTCACAATCAGCGACTTTGAACGGTTCTCGATCATCCAAAGATGTTAGGATGGCTTCGAAATCGTCAAAACCGTAGCTGTGAAGGTCAAATTCATTATTCCTTATGGATTCGACCAAGTGTAACCACTTCTGGTTACCCTTTAATCCTTCAACAACGGCACCAGGCCCATGTTTGTACTTACGGCTTTTCAAGGTATCGGAATTGATATCCTTGAGTATGTAAGCACAGACAATTCCAAGGTAATGATCGAGTGTAGGATCCGTAATATGGTCCTGCAAAGAAGCATCACATTGGATAAAACTAGTCTTAGCTTCGGCATCCAACTGAATGTTGGTGTCGTCGCCTAAACTAGTTTTCTTAAAGAGGAGAAGCACCTGTCGTAGGAGCTTCGTGACGCTATCACTAGCGTCCTCTTTAAGTAGGCCTGAGAGCGGTTCGAAAACTTCGCAGAACATACCTTGCAAAAGTGCAGGGATTGCTCTCCCCTTGGATGTTTTAAATCCAGGAGGACAGGCGAACATTCCGGTCGCGAGGCCCCTATCAAGGGCTCCGCATAAGGAAGGTAAGGCTATGGCTAGGAAACCATAACCTTCATTTTCGAACCTCTTCTTGATCGTGATAAAATCACGGTCAAGGCCTTTCACATCGGGCTCAAGTCTGCGGATATCAGTCCACAGACTTTCGAGGAGCACAATCGGACTTTTCATAGTTTCCTCCTTGAGGTAGACTATTCCGAGTCCCAGGCTCCAGACCTTCGGCCAAAGTTGGCCGGCGCTCAGCATCCAAAGAAATTGGATCGCTAGCCGTGCGACTACAACCTGCAGCTAAAACCGCCAACATGGCGAGGAGAGCAGCAAAAAATAGAGCACGGATAACGAAAGCAACGAACACGTCAGCACGGTAAGAAGACCCAACACGATCCACAATGGATGTGTTTTCAAGTTTTCTTCTCATGACTGAAATGTTATTAGCTTCGCTGTCGTAACTTCAGAGTCGTCTCTGAAATCCGAAAGAGCTTTTGCCAACGCAATAACATCAGCGTCGGAGAAGCCGAACGGAGGACGAGCGATACTGAAAGAACAAGAGCAAGAAACACTCTTGGTCAAACCGGAGTAAGGGTCCGTGGCATTCTTCGTTTGCGTGATTTTCACGTAATGACGATTGCCGGTCTTACCCTTTGTGTGGTTGATGATAACGGTATAACCGTTAGCACCAGTATCCACACGCTCTGATCCGTACCCATCACTTCGTACAATGGCGAAAACCAAAGACGGAGTGGGGGAGGATGCAGCGATAGTTACGGGATCTGGTAACATAGGAGACTCCTTGTGAGTATGAATAGTGCTTAGCCGCCGGTATGGCGGCTACGCTTAAAAGAGGCGCTTTGCGAAAGCAAAGCACCTAATATGGACTGCTGATACGTTGACAGAGTCGTCGGATCAGAAGTCTTGTTCACATCAAGCACCGTCGCAAGGTCCTTCCGTAATTGGAAGTTAAACTCGAGAATCGATGAGTGGTCATTAGTGGTGATTATGTCACTATGACTACCAACGAAGTCAAACGAGTAATCATGCGTCGATGTAGTTTTCGATTGAAAGTGTGTGGTCAACTTACCAGTCGTAACGGCTGTTAAGAAGCCCCAGTTAATTAGTGAACTGTCATGGTTAATCTCATCGATAACTTCGATGTAATTACCAAAACCAGTAAACCAATCAACAAGCCATGTCCACGGAGTCAAATTGTAGATATCCGTGATACGTGGATACACTCCCAACTTTTCCGCCATCTTTTGATAGCGAAAGGTCGGCACGTCAATTGGAGGCATTCGGAACGTCGTATTTATAACCATACGAAGTTCGGTCTCTCTGTCTATTCTAGACGAGATAGACTTATCGAAGTCATGCCAAAAGTACGTGTCATAATCGAAACCTGAGACTCCCGAACTGCCAGAAACGAACTTGCGTTTCGAGCGGTACGTTGTTGGCTGTCCACTCCTAGCTAGCAAGAAATTAAGTTGCTTGCTAACTTTGGCTGGTGTAGTCAACAAATCGAGAACGTCCTTATAGGTTTGCTTCCATCCAAAATGGTATGATAAATACTCATTTGGAATGTCCTTAATGGATGTCTTCAAGTTCATCACGAACTTGCGTACGTCCTTCGGGATTGTTTTAATGGAAGCGTCCAACTGCGCGAGATGCTTGATTGATTCCTTTAATGAAGAAATCGATCTAGGAGTATCACGCAGTTCAATAAGGTTCCGAAAGAAAGAGGTCGATCTATGTTGGGGGTTAATACCCTTATACATAGACAAAACATGCGACTGCATCAAAGCAGAAGCGATGTCTCTTTCTGACGAAATCAAATTGTCATAGGTCGCTCTAGATAGAGTAGCGGCGGTAGGGTAATACCTCATCGTTTCTTGCTCGATGGTCTCATTCTTTACAGGATGGGGCCAAATAGCATTTTCGAAGATGGTATACTCTTGAGCACGATAAGCCGTAAGGGTCGTCTGGCGGGGAAGTGATAAGATTACGTTCGAATACTTTTCGAACTCACCTACATCACTCCCGAACAAACGAGTACGTTTAGTCGTGTCATTAGAAGAGTTCGGCAGAACAGGCTGACGAGATAACTCGCTAGTCTGATCGTTAAGAACTGTCACCGGATCGTCAATTTGAGGGCCGTACTGTCCAGGTAGATTCATCCAATTAGTAATTGGATGTTGTCCACTTGAGACCTTACGTAACGTGAAATGGCGTATGTCAAGAACAGACGCTGTTGCACGAATCCTCAGACGGTTAGGTGGCGTCACAACTCCAGCGGACATCTTGAACTGAGATAAGGGATCAAAGGCTATAGCCAATGATTTTATCAAAGTACCCGGTATCCACTGGTAGATGAAACCTTCTAAACCAGTCGCAGCTTTAACGCGCTTAAGATAACGATACTCATATAACATATGAGGATCATACCCAACGGGCAACCCACGAGTATCAAACTCGGAATTGTTTGTAAGGTTTATCGTCATCTGGCGCGTCTCCAACTGATGTGAAAGGTAGACCTCAATCATAA